AGCTCAGCGCCACCTAGCAACATAGTATATTCACCACCGATATTTTGTAGTGCGTCATCTTGATCACCGTTTGTGTATGCTGTTAAACCACCAAGTCCTGCTGTACCTTCGTATGCAAATTTACTCGCATCCATATCATATGACATAGCGCCGCCTAATACTGCTCCGCCAAAAGCAAAGTCGCTTACACCGCCGCCGATTACTGTGTTTTCACTGTCCAGGTTATAATCTAATGCGCCTGTAACACTTGCAATACCTGCGTCTACAGTGTATGCACCTTGCACGTTACTGATATCTGTTACATCAGTTGTCCAATCAGTAAAACCAAGTGCTACACTTGCTGCACCTGCTGTAACTTTAACAGATTCAGTCATAACTGGCGCTGTCAATGTGTGATTGCCTTCTGCATCTGGCATTACACCGTTGTCGTCGCCAATTGCAATTCCAACACTATTTACAGTTGTACCAACTGTCCAATTGTCTAGTGTAATTGAACCGCCGTCTACTGCACTTAAATCTAGATCAACAGTTGCCAATCCACTAGCATTGATATCTAAATCAAGTGCCATTGCACCACCCCATTTGTCTGTGGTTGCATTTTCTGAGAATGTTAACTCAACTTCGCCTGATAGTGTCGGTCCCGATACTACTGCTGGCGCTTCAGCAAATGCCGCTCCCGCGACGAACATTGCTGCTATTGTGGTAAATACGTTACGCATAATAATTTCCTTCTTTTTTGTTATGTGTTCATAAAGCAAAGGGCAAGTTCGACGCTTGCCCTTTCGCTGTGTTATTTATTACAAGCGTTGCTGTGAGTGCAACATTTTGTTATAATCTGAAATTTATGTTGTTTTTATGCAACATCTATAGATCAGCCAGTAATGCTTTCATTTTCTTTTTAGACTTGCCACGCATTTTCATATCAGTGATTGCATCTAAATTAGATGTATCGTCACCAACGACTACCATTGCAATCATTCCCATTGATTTGTGTGGGGTACATTGGTATAGGTAAATGCCTGGAGCATCAAATGTAATAGCAACTTCTTTACCATTCTTTGATTTCTTAGGTGCATCCCAGCCATCTGGACCTGCAATAAATTCTACATTGTGACCTTTTGAAGTTGGTACCCAAGTAATTGTATCGCCTACATCGATACGAGCAATGTCTTCGGAGTAAACCATTTTAGCTCCGTCGTCACGTTTGTTTAACATTTCAATTGTTGTGTCTGCGGCTAGTGCTGGTGTCGCCATAACTGCAAGCAATCCTAGTGTAGTCAATAGTTTAATCATATTTTTTCCTTTTCTATATAATTATCCGCCCGGTACAAATTTATTTTTTGGTTTGTACCAAATTTTTTGGTCGTGTAGTCTGCCGAGTAATTCTTGTATCTCGTGCATTTCTTTTTTGAGCATATCACTTGTTTCGCCGTTAGCAATTGCCATTCCCCTGCGTCCTGCCTTGGCTCTAAGTGCTTGCTCTATAATTTCAATATCTCTTACTGAAAGAGTAAATTTAATATTAGGCTTCATCGGGTACCTCTACCACGTTTTGATTTTCTGGTAAGCATAGAACAGATGTTATTGAGTCATTGAAGCCTGCTTTTGCTATAACTTCTACTGCCAGTCTATCACTGTTATCGGGATTCATAACATACTCCACACATTCTTCTTTGGAATTAAATTCTAGTATTGGAATTATAAAAGGGTCTGCTAATGCCATTGTAACGATAATTAAAAATTTCATAAACTGTTCCATTCAACCTTTACATATTGTGCGTCTAATTCATCTCTGTACTCAATTGCATCCAAAACACAATTAAATACACGTCTAACAGTACTATCTGAAAAATATCCTATAATTTCAATCATTACCAAACTCCTAATGTTTTAGCATTGCCTGCTATAATAAAGCAACAAGTTAATATGTGTAAGACAATCCAAAATGTTCTAAATGCTAATGCACGCCTTACATCTGTTTGTGTTATGGGTAAGAACTCTGGCTTGTCATCGTCATCAAGGCCTATTGGCATTCCTACTGTCCTTGCCCACATTTTTAAAAAGCGTCTTTGTCCGCTCAAGTTCTATTACCTCTTAGGGCAAAGTACATACCACCTACCCATAACAATACGTGTAAGTTATCATACAGTAAAACGTCCCAAAAACTTGCTGGTTCTCCTATCCAAATAACTCCTGTCATAATACTTGCAATGGTAATACCGCTGAAGCGTGTAATTAAATCACCAATTTCTTTGGTCTTTTTCACATAACCTAGCAATCCGCCGATTAATATACCTATTGCTCCACCTATTTCACCAAGTACAACAAAAGTCCAAACCAACAATGTTAGTCCAAAGGATTCTGCTGTATCAACATCAATAGGCCATTTGTCTAATCCTTGCTGTAAGAAAACAACAATGATTGGTATACGTATGAGCCAATGTGTCATACAAAATTCTGGTATTTTACTTGTAATAGTTTTTAAGGACATTTGAAATTTTTACACCCATTTAAGTTAGTAGGAGCATATACACTCCCATCATATTGCGAACCTGTTTTAGCTTCGCCTGTTTCTACACCAAAGTTACAACTGGTTACTGCTAGGAAAAAAGCAAGTGCTCCATACACTGTCCATTTGGTCCATTTCATAAACTCGCCAAAAGTTTGCTCCGATGTAGCTTGAGCAACTGGTCGCGGATCTAGCTCCCCCATCCAGCAAACTCCTCTTTGTTTTTCATACGTTCGTGACGTGTTGGCAGATAATGTTCGGTTATACCCAAACAGTCCCAACCTGTTTCTGCAAGCCACTCAGCTAGGTGAGTTTTACTTGTAAACTTCATAGAGAATGTTTCTCCAGATTGTCTATTTAAAATGGTATAATTCATTTGTTCAGTCCAAAGCAAGGTAAAATATTTAAATTACAATAACGGCCGTAATCTTCTAATCCAACCATCATCATAAGCATTAATACGGGTAAAACAGCAATAACAAAGAATATAACTAAGAAAGCCCAGCCTAATCCTTTGGTTGTGCAATATTGTGTTTGTTCACTCATTCGTGTTCGCCTCCCGCTGCACGGCCGTTGTACTTACGACCAGACTTCATAATGTTGTTTAGTGACGCTGGATTGTTTTCTGCTTGACGGAATGTCACAACTGTGATTGTGATACCGCTGATGAGCAATATGTGGAAGGCTGCACTAATACCAAAAGCCAAATAACTTCCTACCATTACAGCAAAGATACCACTCCAAATAAAGAATAGACATTGAAAGATCATATGACCTACCATAGGGTCTAAGTTGCGTAGTGGTGACTTTTCTACTGTCATAACGCTGTCCCACATCTCGCGTGGCATAGTAATTAGTGATGAAATAGTTGTTGCCCAACCAATGGGTTTACTTGGTTTATTCATTTAAGTCTCCTGTGTGTATGTACTATATATAGCAGGGTTTGACCATAAAGTCAACCCTGCTAGGGTGTGTAAAAGTGTAGCACTATATAGTATTTTTTTCCTGTATAAAATTATTGTAATTACTAATTCTAAATGTAATTCTATGTAACACACGTTCAGCAAGTATTTCTGGATCGTTTTGATCACGCTTATGTAAAGTTAATAATTGATCCATTAACACAATATCTCCTGGTTCGTACCAATGCTGATAAATGTATTTGTCTTGGAACATATGATCATATAAACGTTGAAACAGTGTTTCGTCTTGTGTAATTATTTTACATTTATTGTTAGTGTAAAAGTAAATGCCTTTGACACCTGCGATGTTTTGTTGGAGCAACCACATTTTATAAGGACCATCTTCGCCGTCCTTTTTCATCATTTTGTACTGTGTTTCGTTTAGTCCTTTTGCCCAAACCTCTGGTGTATAGCTATATTCACAATGCACACCTTCTAATTCTTTTTTAAAGTCATCATCTAAATCATTGTATGCTAGATTTGTATTCAAATAACTTGTGCTAGTATTTTCACAACCTTCGTAACCTTGTAGTGCTACACCATCAGCACGATCCAATCCGTTTAAGTTGGCGTGCCAATCTAAAATACCACTGCTGAATATACCAGTTGTAATACCTTTTTTATTTTTTTTACCTGTCGTTCTTTGTATAGGATATAGTTCTTTGTCTTTATCCCATTTGTCAGTGTTAGGAGGAGTCTTACCAATATAAAACTCCCCTTCTTTTGTATAAATCATTTGTCTGTAGTTAGCAACTGTGCCTATACGTTCCACAAAATTAACAAACCAATATGGTAATCTTTCTTGATGCTTTAATACAACTATTAAGTCTTTGCGTAAGATATTTTTTATTTTATCAGCATCACTATCACTTAAATTTGTAATGTCAACATTATTAATTTGTGTAGCTACACCGTTTAAACTTTCTACTTGCATCATTTTCTGTCTGATTTCTTTGGCATTGTAAATAATGCTCTAACGTGATGAGGATGCTCTTTACAAGGTTGTCTAGCAAATACTACCCAACGAAATCCTTGAGCAGCAGACCAGTCTGGATATTCTTGCGCTATAAACTCTTTCATACTTGTGCCTGTGGTAAACACATCATCACAGATCATAATCTGATCATTAGGATCGCCACTTGCATATTCTTGCATTGCTTCTGCAAATGGTAATCCACCTCTTGGTATACCTACTGCTTTGTAAAAAGGTCTATCTTGGTATTCCATAACCATTCTTGCTATGGCTCGCCATTCATCTGGATGTATTGCATCACATTCTAGTTTCCAACTCAATGGCAAACCTGCGTGTGATATAAAGTCTCCTGCTTCAAATAGTCTTGCATTTGTTCTATGTGGCAATGCTGGCTCCTGTAATCATTTTAATATTCGTACTTATTTTAGCATTAAATGCTTCGTCTGTCAAATCATAATATAAGCCTTCGGATAATGCTCTTGAAAAACTTGCTGTAATACCTTTGTTTATTGATAACCTTTGACACGCTTCTGCTGTACTATATCCACCACTTAGAAATACAACCTTTTCAACATTATCAAACACTGTAAGATTATGATACAAGTTGGGTACTTCGGGTGGTGTTAGTTTGAGGATGCACTTGCCTGGAAACTCGTCCAAAAATTCATATAATTGATACATAAGAGTATCTTCAACTTGTTCTTTGATTGGATGATTGATAGGTACTTCTGGTTCAATAATAGGTACAAGTCCGTAATCAAAAATAGTACGAGCTAGTGTAAACTGTTGCTTGAGTACAGGATGTACCATTCCCTCACCGTGTACAATACTGCGCATCTTTGTACCATAAATCTTAGGACCAATACCGTTTGTAGCAAACTCCAACATCTGCTTTACTGGAAACTGTTTGAGTGTTCCGTCAGCATCACATCCACTGTCAATCTTTAGGAACGTGTCAATACCTTTTTCATCCAAAACGTTAACCATACCACGTGTGACTGTGTCCTGGTAGAGGATTGCTGCCCAGATGTTTGAATCGTTGAAGTCAGGTGAGTTAACCATACGCATACGCATTTCGTGTACACGTTCCATTTTGTTGTCTTCTGTGTACTCACGTCCGTAGCGTTCTAGTACGCCACCTGTCGAACCACCACTGTGATCCATTGCTGCAATAAATCTGCGATCACTCATATGACTCTCCTGTTTCACGGAAGAAGTTTTCACTCCAAAATGCCTTGTCGTCAATCCATACATCGTAGTTCTCTTTTTTGCCTACGCTGAGTTCGTGAAATTTAGCACCCCATTCAACTAATTGATTGTTTGTTAAGTTAAAATAATCTACACCACTTACGCAGCCTCGTGCTGTCATATATTTAATTGTATGACCTGCATCGTACAATGCATTTACTCGTGCAATGCGTTCTGGCATTGGGATATGATTTGCATAATCCTTCTTGCCGCCGCTGTCTGGAATGATTACTTCCTTGCATATAGTTCCGTCGATGTCAATTACATATTTCATTAAATGTCCTTTTTATAAAAGAATAGCCGACCCTAGATTATAGAGACGGCTATTTGTTTTCTTATTTAATTTATTTACTATCTTCTGAAAGTCGTCCATTAATATACTTTAGTAGTAATCCGTATGCTGGTAAGAAAATAACCAACCCTACGCCAATCTTCAGTACTGTTTGTGATCCTGCAATCTCCATCCAGTTTGCTGCCATATACTCATCTGCTGAGTTGTTGAATGCCACCCAAAAGAAAGTGTAACTATCAATAATATTGGCTGCTACTGTTGATACAGCTGGTGCTAACCACCAAGCCTTATACTTTTCACGCAAATACTGGAAGACATAAACGTCTAACATTGTTCCAATAGCATAGGCTGTTGCACTTGCAAAACCAATACGCAGTGCCACTGATTGTGGTGCGCCTTCAAGCATTACAACTGCAATGCTTCCGATGATTGCCAACGGATATGCCGCTGCAATTGTTGCTCGAGCAATATTCTTACCTAACATTCTAACTGTTAAGTCAGTTGCTAAAACAACTAATGGGAACGTAAATGCTGCCCAAGTTAATTTGATACCAGCTATTTCTACTGGAATAGCAACTAGTGCATTACTTACTGTGATAACAACTACGTGTAATAACACTAGTTTGAGCAACATACTTCTATCAATGTTTTTAAAAATTCCTATCATACAATTCTCCCTTGTTTTGGAATGAGGCCCGTTCTGTTGCTAGGTGGAACCCATACCCCGCATACCTAATTAGGCTGCAATTGCCATTGCTGGCGCACGATTGTCATTTGCAATTGTGAATGTTGACCAATAACGCAGTCATCCGGTAAACTCCACTTCACTTTCACACCTGTCGATCCTAGTTCAGCCCCATCATAATTACTCTATGCCGTAAATTTGTAGTTTTTACGCTACAAAGTAATTATGGTGGAGCTGCCGGGTACTGCCCCCGGGTCCAGTATGCGTTCACGTTGCTTCAACGTCTACAGTCTATTTATAACATAGATTTAAGCTTGTGTCAACAGACAAGTTACCATTTAGTAGATTTAATTTTTTGAAGTTGACGCTGAGATTTTACTGCATTAAGACAGTTTAATATTTTGCGCTGTTTTTGAAACGGTCTAGAATATCCATTCTTGTTTTGCCAAGTCTTATCTTGTTCCATTTCTTTTGACAGGGCTTCGCCTAACATTTTTTCCATAAACATAAGTTCATCGTCAGTTAGTAATTGTATCTTGTTCATACCGTTTTCTCCACTCTTGTTCAAAGTTCTCATCATATTCATAAAGAGGTGCACCATCTGCGCCGTCACGCCATAGACGATTAAAATAACTATTGTAACTACTTATGACTGTGTTGGGTGATGCGTCGAGGTGGCCTTTAACCATATAGAATATTCTGTATTCTTCTTTAAGGTCGTTTCTCAACATACTGTATTTACAAAATTGTTATACATTGGGCGCTAACATAGGTTATTAATTAGACTTTATAAGTTCGATAACAGTGGCACTAGGGTCAACGGTTCCAAACCTGTATCTATACGGAGTTTTATGATGACTACCGTGATATAGTAAGTCAAACCAGCATAGTAAATATTTTGCCTTATCCCAATCTTGTACCTCACCGTACCAATGTCCCCAAGTATTAACTATTGAAGATTGAGTTAATACCAGTATACAATGAAAACAATACAATGAAAATAAAATTGGTGAAATGAAGAACAAACCAAGTAACACACAAACATTTATTAAGATATAGTAATCAGTAGTAAATTTCATTAATTTAGAACGTTTGTACAATAAACCGTAACTTAATTCTTGTAATTTTTTATCTTTTGGTGTAGGCCAAATAAACCAACCTACAAAAAATGCGCCTATTCTTCCGTAAATTTTTGGAGAATGAGGATCTCCATCTTTGTCACTAAATTTATGATGAGTGGTATGTGAAGAAACCCAAACAGGTATAGGACCAGCACCGGATAATGTTGATAAGAAGACTAATGTATAATGCCAAAATTTATTAGTTTTAAAAGATTGATGAGTAAAATATCGATGATATCCAACACTTGTTGAAAATAGGGCTAATAAATATGCAATTAATATTAATAAAATACAGACTATAAGTGGAAGTATGTAAAAAGAATATATTATTCCTATTATTGCAGGTATATGTATTACCCACAAATGTATATAATTTTTTTGTATAGTTTGAACATTAGAGTTTTTCATTTAATATTTATGTAAACTGTCTTTCCAGAAGATTATAATCTTCTAATGTAGTAATCATATCGCCAGCTAGATAAAAATTCATTTCTTTCAATAGTTCTTCGTCACTGCTATAAACACCAGCACATATATAATTATTTTTATCTATGTATTTTATGATCTCGTCTTTGTTTTTCCAATTAGGAAACCGTATCAAACATCTTGCTGTATCTTCACAAACCATAATAGTTGTAGGAACTAATTGGTATTTGTCTTCAAATTCATATTTTATCATTATATGTCGTTCTTCATTTGCTGTATTTCTTGTCTACGATCTGTAATTAGTTTTTTTAGATCATTAAGTGCCTGCCTTGCACGAACCGCACTAACCTTTACACCATTCTCTTCAAAGTTTTCTATTTCTTTGAGATATGTTGCAAATGCTAATTTAAGTTGTTCGTGTGTGTCACTCATCCAGTATTATCTCGCACACTTTTTTCCAGTCATCTACTCTTTCTACTTCAGGATGATGAAACCAAGTGTTCCAAGGATGGCTAATTAGAATAGGCTTCAAACCAAACTTCAATCCTGTTACAGCATTTTCAGGTTTATCTTCTAACCAATACAAGCCTGTTCCGTCATACTGTTCAAGTATGTGATCTTTAGGACCATTAGCCGTAACATAATGCATTTTGTCAAAAGTCTTTTTACCAAACAAGTATCTTAGATGTCGATTCCTAGTTTCTTGAACATACTCATTTGTTCCAACTGCTGTGCAAATATCAATCTCAAAGCCATTGTCTACAAGTTTTTGCACACCTTCTTTTGCATCACGTAGATAAGCTAAATGTGATATCCAAACGCTTTCGTTGAAGTCTTTTATAAGTCCTTCAGCTTGATCTCTATTGATATCATATCGCAGATTGACTGCATAGTTGTCTGGACTTTGTATAGCAAAGCCTTCTTCTTCCATCCACTCGTTGAATTTTGTATTCCAATCCAGTAATACTCCGTCAACATCTGTAATTATTTTTTTCATAGATCTCTCTTTCTATATTATTATAGTAAATTATTACAGAATTGTCAAGTGTTAACTGTTTGCGTGTACTGTTGATTGAGTCACTGAAGTAATTTTTGCACCACAGCCGTATGTATCGTCTTTACGTCCTATGTTAAGATTGTTAGCAAATACATTTGCGCTGTGTGTAGCTAGGCCTGTTTGATGTGTGCTACATCCAGGAATGGTGTGTGCTACTTCGTTATCGCCTTTTCTAACAACCCCTACATTTTCTACAAAAACATCGCTACTACCGTCTGCTGTTACTATGTTTTGTGGAGCAGCATCGCAAGCAATGCCGTCATCAGGATCAGCATCACCAACACTCACGTGAATTGTGTTTACTATATCTACTCCATCTTTTCTTGCAACTAAAGGCATAAATTTTCCTAAGCTAATGCAATTCCTGTGGTGCTTTGTACATATTGCTTTGCCATATTATCTTCTGTTTTATGGCAAAAAACCACTGCACTTTTATTTATTTTGATATTGCTTTTAGGATCTACTGTAAAAGTATATGGACCTAATCCAATACCCTCAGGAGTAGACATTAATGCCATAGGCTTTGTAATTGTAATTGTCGTATTATCCTCTTCAACAAATCGGCAGACAATTTCATCACCTCCTGCGGCTGTTTTAATGGTTACAGTATCATTCATTTTATATGGTGCTTCTAATAACATTATAGTGTATATCCTGTTCCTGTATAGTTTGTATTTTCGACATATGAAAGTAATTGTTCATATCCGCCTACTTTATGTCCGTTAATTACTATTTGTGGAAATGTGCGAGCTTCTGGAAATTCTTCTAAAACTCTTTCTCTTTCAAAGTCTTTTCCCATTTCTAAATATTCAAACTCAAAGTTACTTTTTTCACAAAACATCTTTGCCTTTGTACAACTCGGACACGCCGGTTTTCCCCAAATTTGTATCATAGTGAAAATCCTTTTAGGCTGTCTTTGCTTACGTCTTGTTTGATACCACCAATAACATATGATTCAACTTCTGTCTCTTGTGGAGCAACTTGTAGCCCAGAGCTACTTAACCAATGTTGTGTCCAAGGAAGTGGGTTGGTATTCACTGGTTGATCAAATATTGCTTGCATACCTAGTGCTTTTAATCTACGGTTTGCAATGTACTCGACATATTGATTTAATAACGTTGTGTTTAACCCAATCATTGATCCGTCTTTGAAAAGGTATTCTGCCCAATCTTTTTCTTCAGCTACACATTCACGCCATAAGTCGTAAACTTCCTCTTGGCAGTCTTTTGCAATTTTGGCCATTTCTGGATCGTCTTTGCCGTTTGCCCACAACTTCAATACGTGTGTGCTTAGTGCTAGATGCTGTGCTTCGTCACGAGCAATTAATGAGATAATCTTTGCAGACCCTTCCATTAATTTTAGTTCGCCAAAGCCAAACGTACAAGCAAAACTTACGTAAAAACGTAGTCCTTCTAATATATTAACTGTCATCATTGCTAGATACATTTTCTTCTTAACATCATACATCGAACCTTCGCCACGATGGAAATATGCATCTGCTGCTTCGTTGAATGCATCGTAGTGTTTGGTTACACTAGTTGCTCTAGCAATAATTTTTTCATCATCTAGAATAGTGTCAAACACTTCTGCAGGATCAGCATACACATTTTTCATAATGTGTGTATAACTGCGTGAATGGATTGTTTCAAAGAAATCCCAAGTAACAATACAGCCCTCTAGTTCAGGAAGTGATACGTGTGGCAAAAATGCTAAACAAGGGCCACGTCCTTGTACACTGTCGAGCAGTGTTTGATACTTTAGATTTGCTGTAAAGATGTGCTTCTGTTCTGGACGGAAGTTTGCAAAGTCAGCTCTATCTTTTTGTAGACTTACTTCTTCAGGACGCCAAAAGTATCCTAGCATTGTTTGATTCAATTTATCAAACACTGGAAATTTAAACACATCATAACGCTGTGTGTTTTGATCTGCTCCGAAGAACATATTCTGTTTTGTGAAGTCTACCTTCTCTTTATTAAAAACTGTCTTTGACATTTAGATTCCTCTTTCTGTGTATCTCTATAGATAACTATACAGCCATTAAGGCTGTATGTCAACTAGTTTTGTATTTATATTGCGCAGGCTTCGCAGTATTCTTCATACTCGTCATCTGTGCCAGTAAATTCACCACGTGCCAAAGGTTGATCTACTTGTGTTTCTTCCTGTAATTCACTTGGATCAGTTTTATAATCATAAGTGTTTTGATAATAACTAGTTTTCCATCCTAGTTTATATGTTTGTAATAGGTCTTGTATCATTACACTCATTGGAACTTCATTGTCAGGATATTGTGTAGGATTGTAACTCCAGTTGCCACTAATTGCTTGATCAAAGAACTTTTGCATAACTGCAACAACATTTATATATCCTTGATTACCATTCATTTCCCATAACAATGTGTAATAGTTCTTTAGAGTTTGGTACTGTGGAACAATCTGCTTAAGAGGCCCTTTTTTACTCTTCTTAACGGACAGGTAACCTCTAGGTGGCTCGATTCCATTTGTTGCGTTCGACACAACGGAACTGCTCTCTGAAGGCATTTGTGCGGACAATGTGCTGTGCCTAAGACCGAATTCCAATATGTCTTTCCTAAGAGATGCCCAATCATAATTTAACTTATTCTCTACAATGTTATCGACATCTTTCTTATATGTGTCAATAGGAAGAATGCCGTCTGAGTATTTAGTGCGGTCAAAGTAGTCACAAGCACCACGTTCCTGCGCTAAGTTGTTGCTGGCTTTTAACAAATAGTATTGAAATGCTTCTGTCAAATCGTGTACAAGTTTCCACGCTCTGTCTTCTTCGTAACTCACGTGATTTTTAGCAAGGTAATGTGCAAGTCCAATATAGCCTACACCAAGTGAACGTCTTGCCTTTGTGCTAATCTCTGCAGCCTTGATTGGATAACGTTGGTAATCAATTATTTCTTCTAAAGCTCTTACTGCTAAATCACATAATTCTTCTAAATCATCTAATGTTTTTATTGTGCCAATATTAATAGCACTTAAAATACACAAAGCTATTTCGCCTTCACTATCATCTATATGAGTAAGTGGTTTTGTTGGAAGTGTAATTTCTTGACATAGATTACTCATATAAACAGTGTCTTTAAATGAACTGTGCGTGTTACAATGATCAACATTCATAATATAAATGCGTCCAGTTTCTGCACGTTCTTTGATCAATGCTGAAAATAGTTCCATTGCATCAACTTTCTGTTTTTTGATGCTAGTTTTTCGCTCGTACATTTCGTACATTTCTTTAAACACGTCAGGATCCCCAAAATATGCTTCGTATAATCCTGGTACGTCGTGGGGGCTAAACAATGTAATGTCGCCGCCCCCGAGCAACCTTTCGTACATTGTTTTGTTAAGTTGAATAGAATAATCCAACTTACGAACTCTATTATCTTCTGTGCCTTTGTTGTTCTTGAGTACAAGTATGTCCTCAATCTCTTGATGCCAAAACGGGAAGTGCGTTGTAGCACTACCGCCACGTACACCATTCTGTGTGCAACAACGCACTGTTGATTCAAACTTCTTTAGGAATGGGATGATTCCTGTGTGCGCAACTTCGCCTCCTCGAATTTTTGAATTAACTCCTCTGATGCGCCCTGCGTTAATGCCGATGCCAGCTCTCTGCGCTGTGTAACGTCCAATAGACATATCACTGGCAAAAATGGAATCAAGCGTGTCATCCGAATCAACGAGGACACAGGAGGCAAACTGTCTGACTGGTGTGCGCACTCCGGCCATAACCGGCGTTGGGATATTGATTCTAAAAAGTGAGGTCGCATCGTAGTATCTCCTTACATAGTGCATACGTGTTTCTTTAGGATAATTTGCAAATAACGTAGCTGCAATCATCATATACATAAACTGTGGCGTTTCAAATAATTGTCCATTGGAACGATCTTGGCAAAGGTATTTGTCTACAACTTGTCTTAGTCCAGCGTAGGTAAAGTTCTCGTCACGCTTGTGATTAATATAGCTATCTAAACGTTCAACTTCCTCAGATGTATAATTATTAAAAATGTCAGAATCATAAACACCTCGTTCAATATTTTTCTCAATCATTTCTTGCAATGAACAAGATTCGTAACCTCCAAATACTTCTTTATTGGTTCCATACGAAAGCAATCTTGCTGCTGCGTATTGATAGTTTGGGTTTTCCAAACTAATTAGGTCATTTGCACTTCTAACTAAAATTTCTTGAATTTCTTTTGAGCTCATACCATTATAAAATTGAATATTTGCGTTCATTTCGATTAAACTACTACTTACTCCAGCTAAATCCTTACAAGCGTGTTCTACTACTTTGTGGATTTTATCTATGTTTAGCTCTTCTTGTTCGCCATTACGCTTAACGATCATGGTATTATCACTCATATTATCTCCTGTTACTTTAAATTAATTATACTGAGGCAGTTTAGAATATTGAACTTCTGAAACCAATTTATTTTGCCTATAAAATCCAACACTACCATTATTATAAATTCCAATTGTTATATTGTCAACTGAAAGTAGATACAAATACCTACTTTTATCTCTGTCTAGTGTTATGTTTATCTTAAAATTGGCCTCAGAAAAACGGTCTGTTAATTGTAATGTGTAAAAAATTGCAAGTAATTTTTTAAATTCACAATAATCATTTTGTTGAATCATTTCCCAAGGATCGGGCCAAGTTGTTTCATCATATGGATCTGTACTAATTGCATTTGTAGGAATGTTATTCCAAAAATCAAACAGAAGTTTAAATGGATCTGCACTAGTTTCTACAGTATTTCTTAATTTTTTCCAAACGGTTATTCTCTTGTAATAATCTAATGGAAACATATTAAAACATATAAGTGCTAGTAAATGTAAAGTCGTCTGAGCCAACACCTTCGTCTAGTGTTAGATTTTTAACTTCAATCAAAATTTTGTTTGCAGATAAATTTGCTCTAAATTCTAAAGCATTTAATAATGTACTATTACCAGTAAAGGTGAAATCATCTCCAAAGTCAACGGTGCTAGTGCTTAATGACTTATTCCATTCAAAACGCCAAGTGCCTCTTCTTGCAACTGGACCCGGAGTGTTGTTTGCAGTATATCTATATTCTACAAGGATGACACCTTTATCCACTGGTGCAGGTAAGCCCATAAAATATTCATAATCAAGTTTACCTAAAATACTTGTACTTACAGGAAAACTTAATTCAACTTTATTTGGTCCTTCAACTTCGGGTGGATAAAGTGCTGTGTTCAGTAAAGGATCAACTGTTAAATCTGCTGTACGTTGAAAAAAGTCACCAGTGCTAACGTTGCCATCTTTTCCAAATCTAATTACACTATCGGTTGCATTTTGGCTATTTGCTCCATCAGTGCCCACAAAATTAAATTTGTTATTTCTCGATGTGTTGTATTTGCCGTTGTCAATAATAATAGCCTGAGCATCTATATTATTAAAAAGCATATTTTCTAGAGTATTGTATTGCGGACCTGTCTGCTGACCTGCTGCACCAATAATGCTATCAATACCAAATTTAAAACCATAACCACAAGTTTCAATTCTTCCACCATCAAATTGATTATAACTAGTATCGTCATCTGACAAATATGCGTAGGCCATATTTTCAACGTTTACGTTTTTAAAAATGTTTTGATTAGAGTCTAATGAACCTATACTTCCACTACGTAATTTAAAAGCGCCATAATCAACATCAGCACTGTCTCCAAAACTCCATTGTCCAACAATTCTCAAATTAGTAAATAGACTATCTCTACAATTTTGTAATATAACAGTTCCACCGTAACTACTATGAGTTATTGTCATATCACGTAAAGTGATGTATCTTGGTTGATTTGTACTGTCGTTTGTGCTGTCATCTGCATAATTACCACTACCAACACTTTCACCATTTTTGGTATAGAATGCATTAGCACCTGTGCAGGTAATCAATGTTTTACCTATACCATCGCCGACAATGTTTGCAAATGGAGGAATAAAGATTGAACTAGTAACTTGATATTCGCCTGCCGGTATACGCAATGTAATATTTTTATTAGCACCGCCTATAGGTGATAAAAACAATTGATCAACTGCTCTTTGTAATGCTGCTGTTTGATCTGAGCCATCGCCTGTTGCACCAAAGTCTGTGACACTTACAATATCATCTAGTTTTTGTGCAATAGAACGCTGAATAGGAGTTGCACCAGTAGCACCCGTCTGCACATTGTCATTAGTTCTATATGTGTATTGTCCTACTAGATCAAGAATGTTGCTTTTTAATGTAAGTATTTCTGTGTTACCTGTAGCAGGAGCACCTTCACTTACACTACCATTACCTATATAAAGTTTTTGTAGATCAACTGCCCATCCTAGTTCACCACTTGAAAGTTGCGGCACACCCGATACCCTAGCTTTACCTCTACGATTTTGTATCCTTGAAATCTGTACAACGGCCATTCTTAACTCCTGAATTATTGTTAGTATTTAGCCGTTGATTAAGTTAAACTGATTCTTCAACTGTGCAACTACCGCTTGCCTAGTAATGCCCATCCTTTCAGCTATCTCATTATTAGATAGATTTGCGTGATAAAAGTCAAGTAATTGTTTTAATCTTTCTTCTGTCCAACCCTTCCTTTTGTTCATATAGTCACGGTGTTCCTTATTATATTTCGCTCTTAAAACAGGATCTTTCATACGCTCTCTTCGCTGTTTAGCTCTGTGTATTGGATCACCAGTCAACCCGTGCTTGTAATTAGCATTACCAAATCCGCTACGATTTTTGCTGTAATTTGCTTTAGTTTCTTCGCTATGACGGAACCCAAGACCGCCATTTAATTTTGCACGTGACGCCACTATTTTTTCAATAGTTTCTTTTGGTTGCTTTTTACCTAGCAAATGTGGAACTAATTCGCCGCTTGCAAACATACGTTTTTTTGTTTCGCTTTGTCTTTTGTTCATTTCAGCTGTAGGCTTCCAGCCTTTCCTACGTGTAGCCCACTCGTTTTTCATCCATTGACGTTTAGCTTCTCTTTGTTCCTCTGTCAATTTTCTGCCATACATATGATTATTAGGTCCTGATTGATCTATGTATCTTGGATCGCCTATTCCAACATTGTAATATCTATTCCAACATCTTTTTTTCCTGTTCTTTAGATATGTGTGCTCTACAAATGCTATTTCTTCTTTAGTGCCTGTAAAAATAATTCTACGTCTAAATCCTTGAGGAATGTTATCCTTTGTAAAACTCTCCATCAACGTAGATGAATGAGTATAACTATTGTCTGGACTGCCTTGATGCTTTCCTATGTAATACATTTTGTTTTTTGCATCATACCAAATGTAAACAAAGCCGTCATCCGTGTTTTTCATAATACTGCCTGCATCTATTCCACCACTCTTGTTCCCACTCTGCGAACTCGTCTGGCCACAAATCAAACTGCTGATACTCCAAGCCTCTACTGCACATAAAAATGTGTCCTTCACGTATGTCTGTGCCGTGTACTTCGTTGTGCCCTAATGCATATGCTGTAAGCTGTAAATAATAATCCTCTACCCATTCAGGCTTTTTGGGTTTATTGGTTTGCTTAAAATCCATAATACAAGGATTGCCTTTGTATTGTCCTACCAAGTCAGTAGTACCTGCATAAATGTTAGGAACATAAAGGGGTACTTCGCTTCCCCATATCTCATCTACGTGTACCATTGCTTCATCACGTATGACACAAGCCATTTGATATGCTTGTTGTGCATAAGGATTACTACCTGCACTTTCTGTCCACACGCCGTTGTCAACATAGTCTTCAAGATACTTGTGCATACGTGTGCCTACGCCGCTGGCTTCGGTTACAATCTCTTGTGCTTTTTGTTCACCTACACGTTTTTTCCACGCAATAAGATGACTCATATCTTTGGTACCGCTAAGAATAGTAGTTACGCTTGCTACTGGTGCACCACCTGGTGCAGCGTAACGGCGTTTGCCATTTACTTCTACACGTTTTAATTTTTCGTATGTATACTTAGGTTTGATTAATGTCATACGTTATGATAACATTAAAGATCGGATAAGTCAACGGCTCGTTTTGCCATTTTTCCTACACTGTCTCCATCAGCACCGCCTTTTGGTGCTTTGTCAACGAAACTTACTTCTTCCTGTGTGTAGTGTCCAATTAGTCCTTTGATTCTTTCGTCTGCTTGGTAAGCTGCATCAAATGTTTCATAGTTAAACTGTGGAACTTCATTGTTGTCCATCATTTTGTCTAAATCTTCAAATGAAATAGACTGGACACCTTCTGACTTCAATAGTCGAAGTAATCGATAAAGATTGTCGCTGTTTACTTCTTCAGTTACTTTTTTTTTGAAAGTGTACGTGCTAGTTTACGTGAGTCAACACTTTCACTCGGTGCTGCTCTACGATCGCCTCTCATAGCTTTTAATTTTGCAAGTGCTTGTGGATTTAATTTCAATACACCTGCATCAATCATCATTTTTACAGCCGGATCATCTAGCATAAATTCTGCAGGAACTTTGTTTCCATCTTTATCAAATGTCCAATATTGTTTACCTTTGATATTTTGTTTTGGTCCTGAACCAAACTTATTTTGAATACTTTTTTGTAAATTTAGATCTGCAGGATCGTTGCTGTCCATTCCACCAAACTCGTCTAGTTCAACACTTTCACGTGTCTCTCTGCCTGCTGGTTCTTCGCCGCCTGCTGCTGCTGGTGCTGCTGCAAAATCATCATCTGCGGGTGGCACAACACCTGCTGCATCATCCATATCAACGGTTGGCTCTAAGCCTGCAGCCATATCGTCGCCGCCCATTGGAGGCTGCATTTCACCTTCGCCTGTCAACATCATAACACCACTACTCAGTGCGCCTCTAGTTGACTCTAATGAAGCATAAAGTTCGTCCAAGCTTGCTTTGATTGTTTCAACATACTGGTTACTTTGATCTACGCCCATTTCGTCTCTAACAGCATCAGCAAGATCCAACATTGATTCTGTTTTCATTTCTGCTGTATCTTCCATCCAACCTGTTACTCTGTCAACCATATCCTTAGCTGCCATAACAATCTCTGCTTGGTCTTCTGCACCTTCACGTACAACAGATTCTTTTGCTTCTGCATCTGCTTTTTTGTTACCAGCATCGACCATTGCTTTGATACCTTTAGACTTTTTGTCTTTGGCTGCTTTTTTCATTGGCTCTTTTTTGTCGCCATCTTTATCCAAATCAAGGAAATCTGGCTTTGCACCTTCTAGCATATCATCATCAATGTCACCACGTTCACTAATTTCAGCATTTAACACATCTAAAAATAATTTAGATTTTTGATACTCATCGCTTTCAACTACATTACTAAAACTTTCGTTCATTTCGATTTGACTTAGTCTTGTTCTAAGTTTGTTACGAGCATTATGTAATTGTGCTAGTGTAAAAGATTCTAATGCAATGCGTTTTCCGAAACGTTTTGCAAGGCTTTCGTTTAATTTTTTTGCTGTTACTGGTTTAGCGAACTCTGAAATATTCATTGGTGATTTCCTATGTTATTAAAAGTATTTATCTCTAGTAAAAGATTATTTGTTCTAATTTATTATTAATTGCACGTAGTTCGTCGTATGCAACACTTAATCTAATATCTAGCACATCTTTTTTGTGGTCATCTTTAGTTTTATCTATTGTATGTTGATAAAATCTTGCATCTAATTCGTGTTTTTGTATTTTTTGATCTAAAACTAGGATGTAATTTATCTTTTCATTTTCATTATATAATTTTGCTATTGCAAGAGCACTATGCTTACTATAAACTGATCCTATTTGTTCTTGTTTTTTACTATCAAATAAAATAAAGCTTTTGTCTTTTAGTTGGCGTATAACAACAGGTCCAATGCGTATAGAGTTACCTACCTTTACAGGCAAAGGATGTTTCTTCACTCCACAAGAAATGAGAGTTTTTAATTCATTAATTAGATGCTGCATTATTAACCAGATACTGCTTTCCTTGATATAAGACTTTTTTAATTATATCTTTTCTTATCAAATTGTCAAGAACATATTGCTGTCTTTCTGTAAATTCTTCGTAATCACATAATGTTTCCATTTTTGCAAGTAATTTCTTTTCCTCTAAAGAAATTTGTACTCTAAGTTCATTAGTGATTTGTTTAAAATTCATTAGACTGCTGTGCTACCAGTTGTATTAGCAGCACCCATCGTATCTGGTTGTTGCGCTTGTTGCGCTTTTGATTTTCTTGCAGCGGCAACAGCTAGAGTCGCTGCTCTAACTTGTTCGTCTGCTGATTTTTTTTGTAAGGTAAGTTGACGCATTTGGTCTTGAATAGAAACTACACCGTCTTTTGCCTGTTGCAATGCATCTTGTGCTTGCTTAACCGGATCTACCATTGGTGCCTCATCTAGTTTTTGTAAATCAGTGATTTTCATCTATTCATTGCCTTTACTCTGATACTCGCTGCATTAGTCTTTTTTGTACGTTTTGCTTTACGAGTCATTTTGCTTCCCATTCTTGCTTTGGTTATTGCTAACCTAAGTCTTTTCTTTACGTCTGGTGGAGCAAAACATTGGGCTACATTTGTAACTGTTCTACCTTTTCTTGGACCGGAGGTACATCGGTATTTTCTTACTACCTTATTTCCTCTTTTGGCGAATACCTGTCTTTCAAAAAGTTCTCTAATTAACATTTTACAATTGCATAACGATAACAACTATAGTTGATAATAAACCTGCTACAATTGTGCCTGCTGCTCCTATAATAACTTTTACAAGGCTTTGTTGTCCTGATGCCATTTGTTCGGCAATGCCGTCTAGTTTATCTTCAACAGTGCTTAGACGCTTTTCAAATTGTTCGTAGCGTAATGCACACAAATCTACGTGTGCTTCTAAGCTCTCTTTTTCGATTGATTTAGTCGACATTCATTACTCCAATATATTTACGACAGGAAATAGCCTTTTCGTTACCTAATAAATGCCTAAGTGTTCTACCACTGTATTATTTATCATCAACTATACCAAAAAGAATATTAATTTTTTCTCCTTTTGTAATAAAAATTGGCTGATCGAAATTCGCAGTTTCATTTAATTCGGTCACAAAAGGAACCAGCATAAAATCTTTGCATAGCATTTCTAAATTTAAAGCGTCTTCATATTCAACAGTAAAATTCAATTGCCAAGCTTTATTGTCGCCAAATACATCGTTTTTAGTTATAAAAGGATCAAAGTTAATAGTTGGGTTTACCCTAAGTCCAATTGTGTTTATCACTGTGAGAAAGTTTTGTTTTTGTCCATATAAAATTTTGTCTTCTCTTGAAGTCCTTGGATGATTTGTAATATCAACTGTGGTTATTAAATAAAAGTTAGTATGCATAGCCGTATTCAATAATATCCTTTAGGAATATATCCCAAACCAAGTCTCGTAATTCTGGTGTATATAAATCTTTATAATTGTGTTCTCTAGATAAGTTTAACACAGGCAAGGGCTTATTGCAACCTAATAGTTCTTGTATCTGTACAAAGTCATCTTCCAGTGTTTCGTATTTGAGTATAATAGTATGTGTACCAAACCAACTGTGCTGTGGAGTATGCAATCTATACCAATTACGAGCCCAAAGTAAAAAGGGTTGATAACTTAAATTAGTTTCAAAGTTGCTTACTCTACTCAACAACCACTGCTTGAAGTTTGTTCTGCCGCCGTCGCTGAACATATACCAACTTGCCATCCTTGCCCAAGGATTGCGTACAACACCAAATGTTTTTTGTGTGCGTGGAAAGTATTCGTTGACTTCTACAATGTGTCCGTGCTTACGGCCTTCAATAGTGGTAAAGTTTGTGTCTAGCCAATTCGAAATACTGGTGCCAGCAGTTTTAGGATTATGTATAAATGTGACTTGCTCATTAGGTAGGTGTCGCATACTATATTTACAGTCACAAAAAAAGGCCCACTTAAAAAGTGAGCCTTAATTATTATTAAGTTAATTAAAACTTATGCTGCGTCGAACGCATCCAAATCACGGATAAGAACAACTTGTGATGATAAATCAATACCGTCTACTGTTCCTAATGCTTGGTGTCTAGCTGTCAAAGACGCTGCATCTGAATGATGTCCGTCGATGATTGCAAAGATTTTACCTGCTGTACCTGTTGATTTGTACATTAATGGTGAAAACTCACGTACGATTGTTTCAATCGCTCCGCCAATTCCGTCTTTTGCTGCTAATGAAGCACCAGCGTCGATTTCGATCGCTGTAATTTGTGATGTGCTGTACTGTTCGCCGTGATCATAACCTGATCCTGTTCCCGCTACTGGGTTTACTCTTGTGAAAGCTGCCATTTTAATCTCCTATGTTCTCTAATGACCACTCCATTCTCTATGGAGTTTCTTATATTGTATTTAGTATATTGAGATAAAAACGGTTACTTACGGGCTTTTTTTGCACGATTATGCAATATTTTAAGTTGATCTATATATGCAGGACCTGCTTTTACAATGTCGTGAACTATCATAACCAACGGAAAGTACGCTGATGCAATGCTTGCAGGTATTGTTTGACCTTTGCTGATCATATTTAAAAAACGACTTACAAAAGGTAAACTGTTTACTGGCAGTATCAATCTATACATTTGTACGTCTGCCATACCCATTTTATCCGGTGTGCTTATTTTTGGTTCTGGATCAGTAGCATTAAAATCTTCTAAGTTATTATCACCAGCAAACTTGCTGAACATAGGCATAACATCACTATCACTTAATTTACTTCTAGCCGCAAACAATAAACGTGTAATGGTTGTTTTTCTTTCTGCTTGTGTGTCAGTGTTAAATGTATTCAGCCTTCTACGTATTTCTCTATATTGAGGATTAGATATATCTAAATCGGATTCTATCAATGCTAATGCTTTAATGTCTTCCGGAGTAACACTATCGCCGCTTGCAAGACGTCTAAGGAAGCCATTTAGTTTTCCTACACTAATGACTGTAGTTTTTCTTAATTTTGCAGCTGAATCAAAATCTTTTAATTTTTTTAGAGCAGATTCATCACCCATTATAAAATAATAAAGATTGAACAAATCTGTGCTGTCAATTCTAAAACGATTATATTCTCTAAACATTACAGTTTTGTATGCATATTTCATAGCATCAGTTTTATGTTTGCGATAAAAACGCATAGCTTGTAAACAAAGGATTGTGAGGTATGCTTTTTCTTTACAGTCAGTGTAAGATAGCAAACGCTGATTTCTTGCATCACGAGTCATTCTTGACTCCTGTAAATCTTTTATGAAATTCATCTTCGCTTGCTTTCTTTTATTTTTTCTACACCAACTTTAAATTTTTTACTACTACCAGCTTTGATGCTATTGATCAATCTTCTTTCAAGATCAATAGCTTGCTCAGTATCATATATTTTATGCACTTGTTCAAGTAGATTTACTGCACTATCAATAATGTTAGTGCCTGTAGTCTGAATAAAATCATCACTGCGTTCTTCAACACGTAGATTACTTAATTCTTCTAATATACTTCTAGTGCGTTTTCTCATACTGTATTTATATCATTTTTTCTATGTTGGCAATATAGTTGACCATACTATGATCAGAGAAGCTATCAATGCCACCTTGCTTGATACCCATCCACATACCACGCCAGCGATCTTTTGTACGCTGCCAAGTTGTGAGTTTACGCTCTAAGCCGTGTGCATTCATATAATGTTCTGTGCCGTGATGCACATAACCCATAGCTCTTAATGGCACTCTAGTAACAATATCATTATTGTTTACCCAACGATGATGTGCTACATTTAAACTACGACAGTAACCACGCCATCCTACTCTTGGCGAACCGTATGTGTACACTTCCTGTATATCTGGCATATCAACATCGCAGTTGCATCTACTAGCCATAATAGTTGTCATAGCAGCACCTAAACTATGTCCGCAAAACCAAATGTTCTTGTCTCGGTTAGTTTTACGTGCTAGGTCTTCAGATACCATAGGCCATAGCTCATCTACTTCTGCTTTGAATCCTCTGTGTACTCTACTGACTGTTTCTGCTATCACTGGTGTTGCTTTCAAATCAGCCTTAATATCGTTAAACTCACTTGGTTGCGTTCCTCTACAAGCAATTACTAAATCTATCTTATTCATAAATCGATATGCCTGTGCTCCGTCTTTGTTGTAAAATTCTACTGTAGTAAACCCTAATTTTCTAACATCTTTTTTTACTTGGTCTATATTGTCATTGTATGCTATACTTGCTAGTTTTGCAAATAGTAAACTTCGTTCCATAAATTTCATTTCTGTAATCATTTTGCCCTCCTAAATAAATTACATCGGTGTGAACCTCACGTTTTCAATTACCCAGTCGATAGGTTCTTCATATGCAAATTGCAGCATATACCTATCGTGTTCATTGTTTGTTACACTATGAATCCACTCTCCTGTATTTAATATCACAGCGTTCTCTTTGTAATAGTATGTATGCCTTTTTTCATCTGCATCAAAGAAGTCAACAGGAGCAAACACATCCAGTGACGGAGACAGATACCAACTTACACTGCTACTCTTTTTTGTGTATTGGACAAAGTCAATATGCCTTGGAACTGGGTCGTATGGCGGATTATGTAATAGATAAACATTGTGGGGAAGTATATTCACACATTTTAACAAAGGCTTCATATCAAGGTACGGAACGTTCCTACTAATGCCGTGCATAGTTCTTTCTTTGTCTTTTTTAGCGTACTGGCCGTATCTAGTATATGTTGCCTTTTTAGCAACCTTTAGCATTTTTTTCCTAAAGTCGTCTGTGATAAAATGTTTTAGTTCGTGCCAAAAAGGTCCTTGATGCATAATGTCCTCTCTACTTACTATTAATTATACAAAATAAAAAAAATGGGTGCTAACCTTGGCACCCGGCGTGTGTATTACGTCACAACCCGACCCTATGGGTATTAAAGGCCGTTAGGCACAATAATATAATGGATCATCAACACAAGTGCAACACTTGCACCCAAGCCTACCATCATCTTACCAAAATCCTTTGCAACAAGTGGAAACACCGACTTGGTTTTCTTCTTGCCAAAGTATGTTGCCATTGCCAACTCACGACCTGCTAACAAACCAACAAATACCCAAGTTGTACTCATTGGAATGTCATTCAACTCTTTGAAGAAGTAAAGACACAACCAATAAAACAAGTCAATCAAGGTTGCACTTCTAACGTAGCGTGTGTTGTGTTTCTCTAGTACAATCTTTTGGATCTTACCACCACGTTCTCTAAACATAAAGAACAAGCCTGCAACAAACACAACGCTGACGAACACCATTAAGTCTGCTGGTACTTCACGTGGAAGAAACACTGCAATATTTGCAACATCGTGTGACAACCAAGTGAACCACAATCCGCCTGTTGCTACCCATTGTGCAATACGCCAAAACTTTTTATTGCCTTCGCTCACTGGTTTTGTTTCGTCATACCACTTGCCAAAGTATTTGTGTATAGCAAACCATACTGCATAAGCAAATGCGGCTGCTACACCATAACCCATAATGCTTTTCATCAGCATCTTCTCTAGCACAAAGGTACTAGCAAACACTGACAGCACCAAGAAACTTGTGCTAACTGGCACACCCATCCTTGTAAGTGCTACAAGTATAGCAGGTGCGGCTGCGTGATACCATTGTACTTCTTGGAAAGGTATTTTGTTTAAGCGACCATAACTGATATCGCCTCCGTTCATATACCATCCATACCAGAGTGTATATAATAAAACAGCCGAAGCGGCTGCCCATAATACTTTAAAGTTGAATCGCTCGTTGTTTGATGCCATCCAAGTACCGAGCGTTTGTACTGAATCGTTTGCTATAACTGCATAGGCAGCTAGTAAGAAGCCAACAAGGCTCCATAGTGTGAGTAGTTCCATTTCGTTCTCCTTTGTTTGACGGCTTTACCCCGTCGCTCACAAATGTAACTTTTATAAGTTACAATTTTAATTATCATTTGTCAACCTGATCATAAATAAAACGGCCAGAAAAGAGAAGTTATTCACACCTTCGACCTGACACGTTGAAAAGACAACGGGCGTCCGCCATATAAGACAGCATTACATATTGGAGAAAACAATGACAACTATAGCAAACCTGCTTGGTAGTGTAATGACTGCGGTCAGACTACCAAGAAGAAAATCAGGATTGATGAAGATCAATCACAACCTTGAAACTTATGTTAAGACAGAATTTAACAAAGGTGATCAGGCATACGTCTTAGACTGTATGCTACGTGGAGACACTCTCGACAGACGTAACATAATATAAACTAAAATAGTAGGGCAGCTTCACAGTTGCCCTATTTTTCTGGGTGCGCAGATATGCACAGTTGCATTGTACGCATATCGGGTTTTTGCTATTTGCACTTGTTTTTCACGGTTATACGTGTTAAATATAATTGTAGAAGGAGAAAAACTAACGCAAGTTAGACTCGGATCACACATACATATATAGATAGGAAAAAATAAATGACTACTTTAGTAGCAAATACCTTTGAGATTGTTGGATTACACGGCATCGCCAACTTTTTCAAAAAACTAGGTGCCGAACTCAAAAGACGTAGACGCATTCGTCAAACAATTAACGAACTATCAAGACTTACAAACCACGAACTAAACGACATTGGTCTTAGTCGCGGAGACATTTGGTATGTTGCAAACCAGTCATACCCAAAAGCACTAAGTGGCGAAGCTGTAGAAGCAAACCGCAACTTGAGAGGTTGGGTATAATGGAAGCAGTAGGAAACACCCCCGTACCAACACCAAAGTTTATCAAAACACTTGGCAAATATGTCGTTGCATTTGCAATGGGCGTATGGGCATTTGGTGAATCGGCAGGCAGAGCAAGAGCAGCCGCTGAACTATCACGCCAAGGCTACTACAAAGAAGCCAAAGCACTTATGTTGGATGACAACAGATGACAGGTGATATAGCAACAATGGGCGCAATGATTGGCGCCGGACTAGCAACATTCGGAATGGGTGGCGCTGCCATCGCAGTAGGAATGATTGTTGGTAGTGTACTCAAAGTTATGCCTAAGAAGCCTGACAATGGTACAATGTTTGTCGGTGTTGCATTTGCAGAAGCATTAGGTATATTCGCATTCTTAGTAGCACTCCTACTAATGTTTGCTGTCTAATGGTAGGCGATCAACACATAGAGATATCAGCACAGGTAGTACAGAAGCTAGGGTTTTATATGTTTGTAGTAATGACTTCATTGCTTATTATATGTATAGCCTTTGGCTTCTACGCTGTGATTGATCAGTTCAAACAACCAAATTGGCAAGAAGCGTGTATCGCACAAGGCGGTGTACCAGTACAAATAGAAAAGTCAACATACGACTGCAAAGGAATATAATATGTTTAAGAAGTTTATGAAAGCAATGGAATACAGAAGTTATTGTATGGCAATCAGGGAACTTAGAAGCAGAGGCTATTATAAAAAAGCTGAAGAAATCTCTGAGTACAAACACAAAATGTTTCCGACCTACTAATAGGTTGACAAACGCTAAATAATACGTTAGATTAATAACACTACACACATACACATAGGAGAATATAATGAGCGTAGACACAAAGTACGGCGAAGCCATCTTTAAACAAACACAGGAAGTTGCTGAAATGTTTAAAGCCGCAATGCCTAAAATCACAACTAATAAAAACGGTTACGAAATCCGCACCAAAGTGCTAGAAATGGCACAAAACAATGTATGGCAAGATTATCACGCTAAACTAGGTGCATATGAAACCACTGTGAAAAAAGACGGAGACGAAGTTGTAACAACAATTTCTATTCCTGAAGTTCCTGGTGCCGAAGCGGTGCTAGAGGCAGCTGAAAAGTTTTATGGATTTGTAGGCGGTAAACCAACTAAATAACGTATAGGACAACTAATTTCAAGTAGGCGGGCATAGCCCTTTTTAACAAGCACATTTTAGAAACGCCCTCGTAGGAAACTGCGGGGGCTAATCTATATCTAAAGCTCTTGGATTATCGCCGCCTGCTGTTGCTAGGTACGATGCTTTATCTTTGTGTAAATCATCGCCATCTGGATATCCTGCGTCAGTTGAACTAAGATATTTTTCATCTGGCGAATTGCTATGTTGTCTGTTTAGGTGAGAAAGTATTTGTTTGAATCTACTAGGCGGTTCGCCTGGTACATCAATAACATTTGATTCTTGATCAAGGACATCCAATAAAGCTCGAATAATATCTTGTGCTCGCATTTAATTTCTCCGTACAGTATTTATAATAAGTACAGCACGAAAGGATGACGTATGAACATTAAAAAAATATTTTGGGCCGGTTGTGGTTTCCTATTATTGGGCATTGCTTACTTAGGAGTAATTCTACCTGGCCTACCTTGGAGTATCTTTGTAGTAATGGCTGCATACTGTTTTGCCAAGAGCAGCAAAAGAATGCACGATTGGTTGTACAATCATAAACTGTTTGGTCCATTTTTAACAAACTGGAGTGAGAAGAAAGTATTTCCATTGAAGTTGAAATACTTTATGATCGCTACTATGGCAACCACTGTTGCATTTACTTACTTCGCAACAGGCAACGATAAGGCTGCTTTATGGACTGGTGGATTTATGATTCTTGTTGCTGTGTATTGCTGGAGATATCCAAGCACTACTGAAGAGTATGATAGACGCAAGGCTGCTGGAGAAAAGATAGCCTGGTTTAAATAAAAAGAAAAAAGGTAGAGGGGGTCTTCTCCCTCTACCAATTGATGTTTACTTGTGTTGCCAGATGGCCCACAGTACCCACACAGCAATTAATCCCATAATTCCTTCTGAACCAAGCGAACCTAACATTGCTGTTACGTTTGCCACTACACTCATTTCTGGCATAAATGGCATATTGCCTAGTCCTAGAACTTCTAAGATGATTGCAAGAGCTGCAATGCTAACACCAACGTTTGCTAATGCGCCTGCCCACTCTTTTACTTTATTAAGCATTTCCATTTGAAAATACCTCCTTCTTTTGTGCTACATTATGTAGCAGAGTATTTAAATATACATCAGTATACTATTAAAACCCAACTAAACCGTAATACGATAGCTTAACCTACAAAAAGATAAATATTTTTTTAATTAACAGAGAGTTTAATGATAGATTTATCCCCGTTTGAAAAAGTAATTGATGACTTGAAGCAAGAAGGCAAGTATAGAATTTTCAATGATATACTGCGTGAACGTGGAGACTTTCCAAAAGCAATTTGGTATGGTCCGTATAATATTAAAAATATTGTAAACTGGTGCAGCAATGATTACTTAGGAATGGGACAACATAAAGTTGTAATAGATGCGATGCATACTGCATTGGACCAAACAGGTGCTGGTTCAGGTGGTACAAGAAACATTGGTGGTACATCGCACTATCACGTTGCACTAGAATTTGAACTAGCGTCTTTGCATAGCAAGGAAAGGGCGTTGTTGTTCTCTAGTGCATTTGTCGCAAATGAATGGAGTCTAATTGCTTTAAGCAAAATCATTCCCAACATTGTGTTTTTGAGTGACTCAAAGAATCACGCAAGCCTCATACAGGGTATCCGACACAGTGGTGCTGATAAATTAGTATGGCAGCACAATGATATGGAGCAATTAGAGCAACGATTGGTCGAGAGTACCGCCAGCGGACAAGTCCCCTGCATTGTTTTCGAATCTATATATAGTATGGATGGCGATGTAAGCCCAATTGAAGCAATTTGCGACCTTGCCGACCGTTATGGAGCAATAACTTATATCGACGAAGTCCACGCTGTAGGATTGTATGGAGAAGCTGGAGCAGGGTATTTAGAAAAATTGAATATTCAAGATAGAGTTGATATTGTAAACGGAACACTCGGCAAAGCATTTGGCATCACAGGAGGTTATATTGCCGGAAAAGGGGTAGTCATAGACGCTGTCCGGAGTGTGGCTAGTGGATTTATTTTTACTACGTCACTGTCACCTGTGCTTTGTGCTGGAGCGTTGGCTAGTATAAAGTATTTAAAAGACCACAACGAACTCCGCGAACAGCATCAGGCTCAAGCAATGAAGTTAAAAACTAAATTGATTGAAGCTGGCGTGGAGGTTTTAGATAAAGCCTGTACTCATATCGTTCCTGTGATGATCCGTGATGCCAAAGTATGCAAAGCAATCAGTGATTGTTTATTAGATGACCACGGCATCTATGTTCAACCAATCAACTATCCAACGGTTGCTGTGGGTGAGGAGCGTCTCCGTTTTGCTCCAACTCCACTTCATACTGACGCTATGATTGAAGAGTGTGTTATGGCAGTTACTAAATGTCTCAATTCACTGTAGAAGAAAAACGTATAGGACGTCTTGAAAGACAAAGAGACGCACAACACAATAAATCAAAAAAGGTATTGTCTCAAAAACTTATTACCAAAAATTCTATAGAAGATTTTAATTGGTTGTTTCATAAAGAGCATATAAAATTAATAAAGAACAATAATAAAAAATTATTAATAATAGAAACACCTTTTCATTTAGCGCACAGCGATGTACCGTTTGATCAAGTAATTTATTTTAAAAACATTGTAAAAACATTTGAACATCTGCTACCTGATATTAAAAATGGTAAAATAAAAATAATATACTTGTTCGCAGATGCTTGGGGAACAGTAAACAATAACGAGTCACACAAAAGCTATAGCGGAGCACTTTTGGCATTAGACTTGTACGATGTATTATACCAAGCCAACAAAAAAGCTGGAATTTTGGAACATAGTGTTTTTTGTACTGGTACTAGCTTGAAAGGTGTATTACAACAAGAAGATTGGCCTATTGTTTATTACAACGAACCTTTTAATAGATATTTTACAATTGGAGAAGACTTGCGTGTATCCAGTAGGTTTTTTAAAAAACATTTTTTGTGGTTAAACAGAAGAACAAGAGATCATAAATTATATGCATTACATCAAGCTCATAAACACAAAATTTTTGATAATTCTTTGTATACATTCCACGACTTTGAAAATGAAACTAATGAAGTTTATGAATTGAAATTAAAAAAATATACTCAAGATATAGATTTAGATTTCTTAAGTTATAAAACTTTGCCTGATGTATTAGATAATAATTATGATTTAAAATATGATAATCAGCATCGAGAAACATTACTAAATTTAAAAAAACACGCAAATAAATGCTACGCAGAAATAGTAAGTGAATATATGGGTAGCGATCATAAAGTATTCTTGACAGAAAAAATTTCAAGAAGTATTGTAATGGGTAAACCTTTTCTTGTAATAGGCGATAGAGGAATGTTAGCCGAATTGCAAACACTTGGTTTTCGCACGTTTGATGATTTTTGGGACGAAAGCTATGATAACCTACCAACTGTAAAAGAACGTATAGATGCTGTAATGTTTATATTAAAAGATATACAGGAAAATCTATTGCACCTTAAAGGATATCAAGATCATATGCTTGAAATACTACAGCATAATAAAAAACATTACTTTGGTTCATACAAACAATCACAATTAAAATACTTCAGAGAAATGATTAAATGACGCCTAAGTTTGTGATTGATAATGTGGTTAATATGAGTCTATGGCAAGACACTGTTTGGATAAATCATAGTAAAAAATTGTTTTTTGTTCCTATATGGCGAAATGGTAACACAGAGTTTATGTATGCTGCTGATAAATTTGGTTTTAAACTTGAAATTTTAGATAACGTAGATTATATTGGATTCGCCTTCATCCGTAATCCTAATTTACGTATTGCTGGACAAATATGGCGAGCAATGCAAAATCAAGGATTGTCTTTTAACCAATGCATCAAAAATCTAAATACAGATCTCGATCCACACTTCCGAACACAACATAGTTTTGTAGAAAAATATAATATAGAATATTATCTTGATCTTGATAATTTACAACTAACAGACAACGTAGATATCAATGAAATAATTTATCATATGCAAAAAATTAGTGATCCACGTTGCAAAACCAAAAATAAATCTAAATTAGAATCTAGATTAATTTACCATTCTTATTTAATAAAAACGATATACAAATTTGACTTTTTACTGTATAATAAATTATGATTATAAATGAAGCAAAAACTTGTAGAGTCTGTGCAAACAATATTAAACAGGTTGCTGACTTTGGAGAAATACATATAAACGATTTTCCTTTAGCACAAGGCACGAGCCCAGGCAGTGCGCCTATGGTATTGGACCAGTGCATCAGCTGCAACCTTGTGCAACTTCGTCATACAGTTGATCCTAAGATATTATATGGAGAACATTATTGGTATCAAAGTGGTCTCAACAATAAAATAAAACAAAATCTATTTGATATTGCTACAACTGTAAATGAAATTACCGAACCAGGAGATATAGTTTTAGATATTGGAGCAAACGACGGAACACTATTATCAGCAGTTAGCAAAGATCGAACACGCATTGCCTGTGAACCTGCTCCAAATTTTTTAAATGATTTAGAACCACATAGTGATTATATTATAAATGATTTATGGAACCACCAACTTATGCCCGATCAAAGTGTGGCAAGTGTAATTACTGCAATAGGAATGTTTTACGATATGGATGATCCAAACACTTTTATCAATAGTGTTAGAGAGTGTTTACGTGCAGATGGTGTATTCATTGCACAGCTAATGACACTTGCTCCAATGCTTAGAATGAATGACATTGGTAATGTTTGTCACGAACATTTAGAATATTATAGTTACAAAAGCCTTGTTACTCTTTTTGAAAGGAATGGTTTAGAAATTGTTAAGGTTATTGAGAATGATATCCAAGGCGGAAGTTACCAAATTTATGCTACACACTATAACAAAGGCAGTGTTGAATACACCGAAGACATTTCAACAGTGGGAGAATTTTTTGAGTCTGTAAACAACAACAGCCGACAATTAAAAGATCTACTTTCAATGTATGCAAAGCAAGGCAAACGCTGTTATGTTTATGGTGCCAGCACAAAAGGCAACACAATATTACAGCTATGGAATCTAAAAGAATATTTTGACGGAGCAGCCGAAATACATCCAGATAAGATTGGTAGATATACTGTGGGCACAGATATTCCTATTGTTGCTGAAGAAGAAGCACTGTCCAAAGCAGATGTTTTATTTGTTCCTAACTATGGATTCAAAGATGTGTTTACTAAAAAGTTAGATATGTGGATACGCAAAGGTGGCAAATTACTATTTGCTATGCCAACTGTAGAAGAAATAAACAATGAAAACATTAATACTAGCAACACCTAGAAGCGGTTCACACGCTTATGCAAGTCTTTGGCCTATTGATTATAGCGAAGTAATGAATATCGAAGACTTACTGTTACCAAGGTTAGAACACAATGGAAAAATTGATTACAATGTTTGTAGCGACGATTTCTTACACGCATTGAACACATTTGATTTTCAACGTGCTTATGATCTGCGACCAGTTATGCAAATTCAACATTTCGTTCTAACTTTTGATAGCTCGCTTATAAAAACAAAAACTAAACAATATCCTGATAAAGAAACATTTTTAAATGAACACAAAAATAGATGGTTAAAAATAAAAGATAGACAAGACTGGACCATTAAATTAATTGAATACCAAGGTGTTCCAGAAAGCATTATTTTTGATATGATAAAGTGTTCAGACAACACAGTCGCACTTAAACGCAAAGATTTGAAAGCACAAGCATTAAGTCTTTGTGTAACCAATATGACACAAAATTGGCATAACAGTACAGAATCAATAAAACTAGATTATGATTTGTTCAAACGTAGTTTAGAAAGTATAATGCAAAACAACAATTGGGTAGACAAATTCAATGTAGATACTATATACTATGAAGACTTAGATTTATCTAAAAGCAAAATTAAAAAAAATAAAAACAAAATAGATTATGATGAGCAAAAACTGAATAAAATATATGTTGAAACAATTAATAGCTGATACAGACTTTAGCGAAGCATACCGTATAGAAAGCAGTACTTATTTTAAAAATATTACTTCTACCGACCTTGATTATTGGAACGTACACGAAGAAATATTTTCTACAGTGGAAAAAGATGCTAAAATATTAGATATCGGAACTTGGTTTGGTATAGTTCCGTGGGGACTGCAACAACTTGGCTATAAAAATGTGCAATGCACAGAGTGCGAAGCACATAGTCAAAGCAAGAAAGAAAGTTTTAACAAATTACATCGACATTTTAATATATCGCCATTTGAACTACATATAAAACCTCAAACAAATTTTATTTTACCACAAAAATATGATGTGATAACGATAACAAAAACCAATTTACACTGGAAGACAGAACAGGTTGTACATTACAATGGAAGTGAAGTGAATACTGAATGGCAAGTGCTTGGCGCTGATAACAAACAACACACATTTTTTTCATTGTACAAAATTGAGGATTGGCAATATCTTTTCAATAAAGCATTTGATTATCTCAATCCAGGAGGTAGGTTACTAATCAATCCAGAGCCAGCTTTTGATAATATAGATTACTATGCAGATACAAATAAGTTCTTACTCCAATACAAGAAGGATAATCATTTGGAGATAAAAAAAGAATGAGTTATTATATAGCAGGTGATAGGGGACTTGTAGGTAGACACTATCGTAAATTTAAAAAAGATGCTAGAGGCGGTAACACCAGTAACACCGATTATTCTCATTACGTCAGCACGTACACACATTTATTAGCAGGGCCCAAACCAACTCATCTTGTAATTAATGCTGCGACTGTTGGAGGATTGCAAGAGGACTTAGATGATAGTTTTAACTTGCTAATGAGAAATTTAAAAATACAAAACAATCTATTTGACGTAGCAGCAGAAGCAGGTATACAAAGAGTGTTATTACAAGGAAGCACTTGTAGTTATCCGGAAACAGGCCCTCAGCCTTTTATGGAGTTACAACTGTTATCTGGAAAACCTTTTGAAGGTTATATGACTACTGCACTTCCTAAACTTGTGGGTATGTATCAATGTAGAGCAAGTAATGATAAGAATAATACCAAATGGCGTACAGCAATTTGTACAAATATGTTTGGTCCTGGCGACAGGACTGGAGAACACGCTCACGTTGTTGGTGCCCTTATGCAAAAGTTTGTAGATGCTGTGAAGAAAGATTACACTGAAGTTGAAATATGGGGAGACGGCAGTCAAAGCAGAGATATTCTGTATATCAAAGATGCAGTTCGTGCAATGGATTTAACATTAAACAACGATATGTTTGACACAGTTAACATTGCAAGCGGTGTAGAAATTACCATCAAAGAACTAGCTGAACATTTAAAGACAATTAGTGGATTCAACGGGCGTTTATTCTATAACACCGATAAGCCTACAGGCATAATGAAACGAAGCATAAACATTGAAAGATTAAAATCGTTAGGATGGAAAGCAGAATATACAATGAAAGAAGCATTAGAACAAACTTACAGGTGGTACTATGATAACACCTAATGCACATATGCATCCTGTTTACGATGCCAACGAAAAAAATGCTGTAACTGATTATTTAAACAGCGGCGGCTGGATAATGGAACACACAAAAACTAGAGAACTAGAAAAAATGATTTGTGATTACACTGGTGCTAAATTTGCACATATGGTTCCTAGTGCTACAATGGGATTATTGCTCTGTAGTATGTTATCCAATATCAAACACAACGAACGTTTTGATTGTCCTGCATACACGCAAGCTGCAACAGCTAACGGTGCAATGCTGCTAGGTGGTAAGCCCCGTTTTGTAGATGTAGATCCAACAACGTTTACTTTAAATTTTAATCATATAAGAAATAGAGTCGTTTTTATTACAAGTATCAATGGCAGAACTCCTGCTCATTACGAACATAAAATAAAAATGTTACAAGATGACGGACATTTTGTTATTGAAGATGCAGCACAGGCATTGGGCAGCTGGCATAGAGATAGACACGTTGGTACCATTGGACACGTAGGCGTGTTTAGTTTCGGGGCACCTAAAATTATCACAACCGGACAAGGTGGTTGTATAGTAACAAATGATATTGGTTTAAGTGAACGAATACACGCTATCAAAAACTTTGGTAGGACTGTAGGAGTTGGAGAAGTTTACAACGTAATGGGTATGAACTTTAAATTTACTGATTTACAGGCAGCATTTGGAATTGAACAAATGAAAAAATTACCAGAGATCATTGAACGTAAAAAACACATTTATGATTTTTATAGGAATAAATTAAAAGATGTATGTGATTTTGTTCCAACTGATTTAAATAAGGTTACACCAACTTATCCAGAAATACTTGTCAATGATAGAGACAAACTTGCAAAACATCTAGGCAATTTTGGTTACGGCACTAGGGCTGTATACTCTAATCTAGGAGCACAACCGTACCTGCGTAATAGAACAATACCGTGGGCTCCAAATACAGATTACATTGCTGCTAGAGGATTGCAGATTCCGAGTGCAAACGATTTACTAGATTATGATATGAATGAACTTTGCACTGTTATCAAAGAGCACTATAAACTTTAATTAGATTGTCTATGCCTTGCTCAAGACTTTCAGTGGCATAAAAGTCTAATGTTCTTATCTTGCTGTAGTCTACAAAATAATTTCTTCCATCTTGGTCGTGTTCAAGTGTTGTATTTTTTTCAAAATTCCAATTAGGCAATCTATTTTTTATTATTTGGCAAACTTCAAACTTTGTAAAATTTAATTTATTATCACCAACGTTCCATACTTGTCCTTGCATTATTTCAAATTGTTCTAAAGCCATTGCAAATGCTTTTACTAAATCATTTACTGCTAGAAATGTTCTTTTATGGTGCCCTTCGTAAAGTATCATAGATTGGTTGTTACAGGCTTTGCGTACAAAATCATTTATTAACAAATCGTGTCTAAGTCTATTGCTTACGCCAAATGCTGTCGCAGGCCTAAGTATGACGCTGGTTTTGTTTAAATAGTTCTCGCCTAATAGTTTGTATTCAGCATAGGTGCTTATAGGATTGGCTTGGATATGTTCTGTGCATACACAATCCAATGATCCATAGACACTGCCTGTGCTTGCATATATAAAAGGCTTTTCTAGTGCAGCATCTATAATCCTTTTAGTGCCTTCAACATTTACTTTGTAAGCCAAGTCAGGTTCCAAGTTACAAGCAGGAAAGCCAATAATGCCAGCTAAATGTATTATTGCATCGGCTTGTTTTATTATAGGTTCAACTTCCGGTGTGCAAATATCTACACAATGTAGATTAAAGTTATCGTTGTCCACTATGTTGAGTACAGGTTCAATACCCCACTTGAGCCAATCTATACAATCAACAGTATGACCTTGACGTAAAAAATATTCACTGAGCCTGCATCCTATATAACCTGCGCCGCCTGTTATTGCTATTCGCATTTGGTAATTGGTTCCTCGCAATCATTCCAACGTTTTGTTAACATAGCAATCATTTTACAGTCAGCAGTTGGATAAAATGTATGCGGCACACCCAATGGCAAGTATATACAATCACCAGCACTAACTGGTGTGACTAATTCTTTACCATCTGTCATTTCAGTATACACCCCTTCTCCTTCTACAAACATAATATATTCGTCGAACTCCTTGTGATAATGATGTCCTCTGACAGCACCTTTGAGTGTAACAATATAATTCCATTCAACTATATTATATTGTTCAGGATAGAATGTTTGTATAATACCTCTACCATCTTTGAATGTCATAGGATTTATTTCTGGCTCTATCTTCACAATACGCTTCATAAGTATATATATGAATTTAGCTGTTGGTGGATGTAGTTTTTCTGATTACCGTTATGACATCTACCCTTATGGTAGACAGGTTGCAGATCATTTTGGTTTGGATTATTTTCACGCTGCGGCTTGTGCTGGCAGTAATCACAGAATATGGCGTGTATTGACCAAAGCAATTATGGAAAAAGATCTTGTCAGTGGCGATACCATTTTATTACAGTATACCATATTGGATAGAAAAGAAGTTTGGAGCCCAGATCCAAAAAGATTCTATTCACCTTACGAAGAACTAGACGATTATTGGAACAGCGGTAAGTTATTTAGATTGACTGCACATAGTGCGGAATACAGTCAAAACGTACACGAAAAACAATATAGTAATTTACATAATAGATTTACAGACTACGAATATAACCAAGAGGTTTTTATAACACAACACACCGCATTTCAAGCACTATGTGATATAAACAATATTAAATGTGTTCACATTAATACTCAGTATGATGCTGATCATAGGATAGCAGGAGTAAATCTTGAAAGTATACTCAATGATGTCTTGTTACGTATGGACAGTGGTCATATGAATCAGCGTGGTCACACATTGGCAGCATCACGAATTATAAAGCATTTAGATCCAGCCATTGATTCCAACTAGGATGTCTAACTTGAATTGGTAATTGTTTGCGTTTTCTAACCAGTTCGTAATAACCGGGTGCATAAGGTTTGTATCTAGGGCGCCATTCAGCACCTACTTTGTTACCTTTGCGCCAGTTGCAAGCTTTACAGGCTGTTATACAATTTTCCCAACTGGTACCACCGCCTTTGCTTATGGGCTTTACGTGATCTGTAGTTAGGTCAACTCTTTTAAAAGTATCTCCACAATAACCGCACTCATACAAATCCCGCAAGTACAAATTTGTTTTACTGAATCTAGGCTTGCGGGTCTTATGCATATACTGCTTTAACATTATCACAGCGGGCACCCGTGTTTCCCAATTGGGACTCCGAACCAACCAATCATCATACCACTCAAGCACATTACACTTGTCGTGGTACATATACATTACAGCTTCTTTCCACTGTACAATACTTAAAGGTAAAAATGAAACGGGTGCAGCATCTGCATTGAGAACTAGTGTATCACTCATAATAATATTTATAAATCATCGCCTTCGGTCATCTTAATACAGAGCGCCTGTTGTCCTGCTTTGAAGTATCCAAAGCCTTTGCCTACTTCATCAGCTAATGCTTCTCTTGCGTAGAAACATTCTGTCATCGTATCGTGGCCGCTTACAAACTCTACATAAGGAATTGCATCATAAAAATACACAAAAACCAGTGCCCACATCAAGTTTCGTTGCCTTTGACTTCACCGTTGTATTCTTGTAGTATTTGTTTAATCTTATCTTCTGGAAGACAATTGACAGCGTGTATTGGCATACGTTGACCATACTCTAAAAACAATTTACGAACATATTTTTTTTGATCTTGTGGATCCATTACACTTTGTATACAGGCTTCTCTGCTTTCAAACTTTGGTGTGTAGAATATGTAAACATCTCCTGCCAAAGTAGCAAATATAACAACCATTAACCAATTCATAACCCACCTCCTTTTTTATCCCAAGGCTGAGCACCAGTGTAAGGAGCAAAGCCTGTTCCTGATTGCATCAAACAAGCCATACCGTCACTGTATACATTAATAATACTGAAACTGCCTGTTTCTTGATTGACAAAAAAGAACATACCGCCGTTGTACATTTGTCCGTTTGTTGAACTAAACTGTGATCCATTGCCAGTAAACAACATTGCTTCTTTGTATTTTTTTGGTGTTTTCATAACTTCTATCCAAGGTCCACAAGGCTGTTGTGTTAAAAACCTTTTACCCTGTGTATCTTGAGCATTTGCACCAAAAGAAAACAAAGATATTAATACAAATGCTAGGCTAATCCTAAACATCATTTCTCTCCTATACTAATATTTATAGCATTATTTTGTTTTACAGTCAACCATACACTTGTAACAAAACAGCGCAGTTAAAAAAACTGTGCTATTGTTTGCTTGGCGGCTGCTTCAATTGCTAGATCCCATTGGGTCATACCATTGTAGTCAAATACCGTGTGCTTGCTTAATTCAACACTCAACCAACTTGCACTGTTCATTTCATTTTGTAATTGTTGGTTGTGCCATACAGCAACACCTGCACAGAATTTATATCCTCTAGGGGCATCGCCCATAGCAAATCTTTTCAGCATTAGATCATCTGATGTTACAGCATACTTGCCGCCTACTCTAAACGTGCTGGTGCTGTGCCACTCTTTGGTGTGCAACATTATGATTGAATTCTTGCTAACAGGACCACCTGCATACACAGGTTCTATGCCCTTGGGTACGGCTGCACCTACTCTAGTCAACAAATCTTGTGTGTTAAAGTTGCTTTTACGATTAACAACAACGCCTGTGGTTTGTATATCGTTTTGCTCGAACACAAACACCACAGAGTTTTTAAAATAAGGATCTTGTACACTTGGTCTAGCTACCAAACATTTTGCTACGTAATTTTCCATTATGCGACAGTTGTACCTTTGCCAGTGTTGAATGCTTGTGCTATTCTCTGTGGAGGGCTGCCTGTGCCACCTGCACCCCACATAACACCACCGCCTTGGCTTGCACCTACGAGATCAACGTGTATGCCCACTGAATTCATATAACCTGGAGCTGCTCCTAAACCTCTAGCTCCTGCACGTTTACAAGCTGCCACAAAGTCAACCACCCTAGGATCATCACCTTTGGTGTTCAGCATATTGCCTTTTTCATCGAACAAATACACATCTGCTGCATTGCCCCCATCGTGTCGTGTGCTTCCTGTGCGTCTGCGGCCTTTGCCTTTGACATCTTGTCCACCTGAGAATATCTCCACTGTGAGTCCTGTGGCTGCACTAGCACTTTGTAATATCTTCATTAATGCTGGTTTGATTGCTTTGTTGCGTATTTGATTTTTAAAGTTTGCACTGTAACGCACTGAGCCTGAACCCTTGCCCGCAGCGGGATTCTTTGGTGAGCCATCTGGGTTGTAGAATTTTGCATAGTTTGCATCCCAGTCATCTTGTGCTGCACCGCTTGCTGTTGGACGAGCCACAACTGGATCGCCACTTTTGGCTTGTAGTTCAGGGTCTGCACCTGGGTTGTACATTTTACCTATGTCTGAACCTTTGCCAAACAAGCTGCCTAAATTTTCTGTTACGTCACGTATCTTCATACTATTTTGCACCCTTGTTGTAGTCTGGCAGTTCGCCGCCGTACTTCTTGCCTTTGAGTTTGGTACCGCCCACTTTGATTACCTTTTTACCCACACGATGTTTACGCTTGCTGTCACGTCTTATAAGACCTTGACTCTTGCAGCTATCCAGCGCACTCTTGCCCAATTGTGCTGGGCTTCCTGCGTATTTTTTACAGGTGCTGGGTTTGGTTCCAGTGAACAGTTCTCTAAGTTTCATACGGTATTTATCTATTCTGGTTGTGGTAATGCAAATGTCAGTGCCTTTCGTTTACCCGAGGTTGTGCGTATGTGCAGTTCACCGCTACGCTCATACCATTCTATTTTGGTTATTTCTGTGGGCTGTCTATCCTTGCCCACCAAGATCTTCTGTCCTACTTCTAGGTTAAGTGTGAATGCTTTTACATCTGCCATATTATTCTCCGCTAAATATAAAACACGCAGTTATTTATATAGGAGCAACAGAATGGCAAAAAAATATCAACCCAGCCCAGTCCCCTGGAGAACACAAGGATCACACAAGCCCAACGGAGAAGCTGTATACATAGTGCAAGACGCAGAACAAACAGCTATAGGCACTATACGTTCAGAAGGACTTGAAGCAGAGACTATACTGGCAAATAGAAAGCTGATTGAAAATGCTCCTAGAATGGCACGTGTGCTTATAGAAGTAGTTGCTATATGTATTAATAACAACATACCTGTTAAAGCAAACCTATGTGATCTTATACAGGATATAACTGGTGTAAACCCAAGAACATTTGACGGCATAGAGGTTGATGATGCCTAAAAGCACGAAGTGTGCGCAAAAAAAATTGTACACAAACAAACAAACCTTGATCGAGACTATAACACATACAGTATATGGTGTATGCTCACTGTTGAATATACACACAACACGCCCTACAATAACAACCTTGATGCACATACAGTATAGAACAATATGCTCACTGTTGAATTGATGATCCGCGTTATCCGTTGCCAAGACTATCCAGAAGACACACACACGGTGATTGAAACCCACTTGAAGACTGACTATACTGTAACAGGATACTACGGTGAGGACGGATTAGAATGGCTCATTGAATACCGTGGCCTTCGTAGTACTGTGTTGTTAGAACTAGCTCTAAGTGAGTATATACTGAGTGTGAACAGTTATAGTAACAGTGAAGAGTATACTGTACCCAGCATTATATGGTGATGCTATGGTGATGACAAAGTATTTTAACTATGCCTCTCTGAGCCTCAGCCAAAGGTTTAAAAATCTACTACAAAAGTTTGAAATCTATAGGAAAATTCTCCGTAAGGTGGAGAACGACAGGCCGTACGGCCCCGTATGAACCGTCGTTAGGACCCGTATGACCAGTCGATAACCACCATATGACACGGTTTTTTGGTTTTGATTTTTTCTTTAAAATTCAAACCTGTACACCGAGATCTTCATCCTTCGAGTGGAGGTTGAAGTATACACTGTAAGTCATTGTATATACAGTATATTCATCTTTATATAATAGAATCAATGACTTAGCGTATACTATAACTTCACTGTATAAGTCTTTGATACTATTGACTTTTTCATTGTTGTTTGTTTTCAATAGGTTATCCGACGAGTCTACTTCGTCGTGTAAGTCTTTGATTTCGTAGAGGAAATCAATTCCTTATTAGATATCAATAGGTTAGAGCGGGAAGTTCATCCTCAAGGTGGGGTCCCGGGTGATTTGGAGATTTTGGTGCATCTCGGAATTTAGTTTAATATTAAACTATCTCAGGGCAATGGTTTAACGTTAAACTATCTTGATGACAATGGTTTAACATTAAACC